GTAAGAGTAGCTGTGCCGAGTTCGATATTTGACGAATCGTATTTAGTCGCCAAGGCGGTTTTATCTGCTTTCACAAGCAGAGCATTGTAAACCGTACCGCTTGTGAGGTAACACGGGCTGTTATTTTTTGGTTCGCTGTCGAACGGCATTGAATTGAGCTTTTGGGCAAGTTTTTGGTCTGTTCTTTCCTTCGTATATGCGTCCGTAATTCCGTACCCTGCAAGCGTTGTCGATTTATTGGCTTTACTTGCAAGATTTGCGTCGGTCGTATCAAACCTTGCTCCAAGCGAATTTTGACCGCCTCTTGCCGTGGCTATTTCGGTTTCAAGTGCAATTGCCCCGTCTGTTGCCCGTTCAATCCCCTCGTCCATATGGTTGAGGTTGTCGGCATTGAGGGGCGGAGCAGAGCCGTTCACAAAGACAATTTTATTGTATTTGTTCATTTTCTTTTACTTCCTTTCCTAATCGTTTTTCGCCCTTTGACGTGAGGGCAGTTATAAATCCGTCCATTTTCTTATTGAACACAAATGTTTCGATTGTCGGCAAATCTTCAAACGGAGTTTTAATTGTGTACTTATCGCCTGCCTCAAGCCACCAATACGAAAACAGCTTAATTTTTGTCGGGCGGTATTTATATACATCACCAAAAAAATTAACAGAATTATATTTTGTGCCGATATCACTTGCTGTTGTTCTGCACCTCATCAAAATGTTATCGGAAACATACCACGAAAAATCGTTACTGTTGCCATACAAATACGCTTTTTTATCAGCAAACTTAGCACTGTACATACGGATAGGCTCAAGTTCGTAATCTTCAAAGGATAAATCTTTGTACGAATCGATTGTTTCAACGGAAGATTGAGAATACAACCTTTTAAAACGCATTTTTCCGTCGGCATCTATAACGGCAAAGCTCAAAGTTAATTCTGCATAAGCTTGGATTAAATCTGACAAGGTAATGTCCTTTATAACCTTTTCCACGCAGGTATCATCAAATTTCAGCGGTACACTAAAGACAGATAAGCTCGGCGGTGAAACCCCTGTAATTGCATAATCTTTGGCAAATTCTGCGATTATTGAATAAAAGCTCTTAAAATTATCGTCTTTTTGATAGTGCGCATAACCATAAGCAAAGCTGCCGTCCTCGTTCTCTTTGCCTGCAAACCACAAAGACATATCCACCTTTGACATATCATAAAAAGCGTCATAGGCTGTGATTTTGACGATGTTACGCTGTTTTTTATCTCTTTGAGCCGACTGAATTTTACCGTAGAAAACAGGACATTCAACCGTTCCTGTTTCGGCAGGACAAATAAGAGTATTTGACGGGTACAAATCATCTGACGGATACAGCTCTGATTCAAGATATGTTGCCGTTATGATGACCTGTACCGTCTTTCCTATCAAAGCCGAGCAATCATAATCAATGAGTTTCACGCTCATTTCAGAGGCTATGCAACCGCCGAATTTCAATTCTTTTTCAACGATTTCATTTTCAAGCGAAAAGCTGTCAAGCACGATACTTTCACCTGTTATATCCTCAAAACTGCCGTCAGGAGAATGCAGGGCAACGGTGTTGTAAAGTGTGTTTGTTTTCAGCTTATCAGCAATTTCTTTAGATACAAGCATTTTTAAGAATCACCCCTTAATACTCAATCAGCTCAACAGTAATCGGCTGATAGGTTATATCATTCTTTTCGGCATCCATTACGGTATATTCAATATCGGGAATATAAAAATAAGAGGTGTAATAGCTGTTCGTTTCATCGTTCCAATAAGTTACCCTGCACTTCCTCTGTAACTTATTCGCCATTGAGCGGTTGATAATCGACTGAAAATCAATCTTTTCGTCAAGATGAAGAATGCGAGTTGAAAACGAAATTTTTGTTTTGTAATTTGGCAGCGTTGCCCTTTGAAGCGTACCGTTCTGATCTCGTTCCGCAGAAGTTTCAAGTCGCTGATTCGGAGTTGATGAAAATGCGGTAATGTACTTATTCGGCATTATGTTGTTTCCGAATTTAAGCAAATAGCCGTTATAATTTGACATATCATTTCCCCCTTTATGCAAATGCGGATTTACCGTTGTGTCTGCGTCTGTAAAGCTCATCCTGTCTTATCATTTCTTCAAAAAGCGTTGAACCCTCAAGCTCGGCAGTAAATGAATAAGTGTTGCCGCCGTTATTGCGAAAGATAATGAACATTTCATAAATGCGTTTAAGCAGGTCAAGAATTTGTGTGAGAATCACTGTATCCTGACCGCCCGAATTGTCGAGCATACCCTGTAACTTGTTAAGAGGAGAAATAACCTCAGGGTTACCGCTGTTAGCGCCTGCGTTATCGCCGACAACCGCAAGTGTCGGAGCTTTAACAATACCGCCTTTTGCAAATTTTCGTGCCGGTGATTCCGTGGGTTCTTCAAATCTCGGAATGAGAGGCGGATTTTCAGGCATTGAAAAGCTCCAATCCTGTCCAAAAGCCGCTCCGATAATACCGGCTATTCCGCCGATTGAATTAACAACGCCAGAAACAAAGTTATAAATACCTGTCCACAACGCATTTATGCCGTCAATGATTGCGTTTATAATGAACTTAAACACGGCGCAAATGCCGTCCCAAATACCTTTGAAGAAGTCGTAGATACCCTGCCATGCTTTTTTCCAATCGCCTGAGAAAACACCTGTAATGAAGTCAATAAGACCGCCGAATGTTTTCTGTATAGAGGTAACCAACCCACCGATAAATGTAAACACATTATCAAACACTCTTTTTACGGCATTGAAAACATTCTGAAATATAGGTCCCCAAAAGCTGACAAGCCAGTTTACAAACGGTGACAGGAAGTTATTCCACACGGTTGAAACACAGTCTGCAACCTTGCCGAAGAAGTTTATTGCACCTTCAAAAACAGGCTTCAGCCAGTTTTCCCAAGCTGACTTTACGATTGCTACGATAAAATCCCACGCAGGCTTAATCCATTGATTGTAAACATTCATCAGGGTTATGCCGATGTTGGTAAACATATTGCAGATATTCTGAAAAATCTGCTGTCCGTTGCCGTTCCACCAATTACTGATAATTGTTCCGATATCTCCGAAAATCTGACCGATAAAGTTAAACACATCTGCAAACTGCAATTGTAAATTTTCGAGAAATTCTGTGATTGTTGCACCGTCATTTTCAGTCCATTCAACAAGGCTTTCGGTTGCAGTTGAAAACGCACCCGAAACAACTTCGCCGACTGAGCCCGCAAAGGTTGTAAGACCGCTTAAAAGATTGGAAATTGATTCTTCCATTTGAGGGCGAACATTGTCAATTGCATTGCCTGCAAGTGTACCGAAATTATCAAAAAAGATTGAAAGATTGTTATAGCCGTTTGTAAGATTGTTGCCTATGGTGTCTATAAAGCCGATAATCTTTTCCCTGTCTTTTGAAATCCACTTAGCAACACCGCCTGAAATGGTCTGAAACGACTTTCCGCCGATTGTCGCAACCGCTCCGAATGCAGAGCCGATTGCCCCGAGTTTTGCAGAACCGACCTTTTGCATTGTGACGAATGCCTTTTGAACTATGGGAACAGCATTATCAAAAACGGTCTTGCAGTTCTTGCCTATAGCTGACCAATCAACCTTGTTAATACCTTTCTGTACATTCTCGATAAAGCCTTTGAATCCGCTTTTTTCGTATAGATTTTTGAATGCTCCCGAAAGGTTTTTGCTTGTGTCCTTGACAACATTCTTTGCAACAGCTCCGCCTGATGAACCGCCTGAAGAGCTTTTTGATGAGGAGGTGTCTGACTTTGAAGATGAGCTGTCAGAGCTTGAAAGCACATTCAGCTTATCAAAGCCCGCAACACTTCTCTTTGCTTTTTCGGAACTTTTCTGAACATTATCAAGTGACTTTGAACTGTCATCTGCCGTATCCGTAAGGCTTTTGGCAGAATCGGATGCAGATTTGATATTGCTTGCGGTGTTGTTGCCTGTATCCCAGCCGAAGACCTTTGAAAGCGATTCAACCGCACCTTTGGCATATTCCGTTAAAGTTGCAAGTGCGGAACTCAACCGCTTTACAACCTGAGTTGCCACCTGAAGAATAGGCTGACCGACTACGGCAAGGAGCTGTTTCCAACTTTCTCTGAGGTTGCCTGTTACATTCTCCCAACCGTCTGCTTCACGGCTTGCCTGTCCCATAGCACCCGAAAGCTGATTAGCGTCCTTAACCATTTGCAAAAGCGTGAGCTGTTTCTGCGATTCCGACAAATCCATAAATGACTTGCCATACAGCTTATTAGCCGCCGCATTTCGTGTGGTTTCAGTACAGGACAAACCGAGTGCGGCATCATTTTCAAAGTTGCCTTTGAGAAACGATTTCAGGCTTTCTGCGGTGTCTTCAAGCGAACGGTCGTAATATGCGGCACTGTCGGCTGTTACCTGTAAAGCCTCCTGCATCATCCCCAAAGCACTTGAACTGTCCATACCCGTAGTTTTTGCAAAGGCATAAATGCTTGTGCCGACACCCTGTAATCGGGTTTCAAGAATACCGCTTTGATCGGCAACGCTCTGAATGGCTGATTCTGCCTGTGACTGCATTGTGCCGAAAGTCTGCTCAAACTGCGAATTTGCCGCATTGACTTCCGCAGCCGATTCAATGCACTGCTGACCGAACTCCTTGATTTTGGCAACGGAAAAGGCGGCAACCACAGCTGTACCGATTTTCTTAAACGAAGATGAAACCGAATTGCTTAACTGCTCACTGCTGCCTTTGATGTTTGAAAACTCTTTCTCGGTTTTCTGAGAAACGCCCTCCGAAACCTTTGAAAAGGACTGTTTCATATCCGTGCTTACATTTTCAAAATCTTTTGAAAGACTTGAAAATGCCGAATCAAACTTTTTTGTAATTGAATCGGAAATCTTATGCAATGTTTTGGAAATATCATCACCCGTAAGCCTGACATCAAGCTCAATTTCACCCGCCTTTGTCGCCATATTCACCACTTCCTTTCATTTTAGATTTTTTAAAAACAGGCATAAAAACAGCGCACACCGTTATGATGTACGCTAATAAAATTTTTGCAAAAGAACAGCCACCCCATTTGGAGTGGCTTTTTGTTTTATTTGTTGAGTTCGTAGTATTTGATGTCGATTTTCGGAAGTGACACATTGTTGCCCATTACGGTTTCATATGTATAGTCGCCGTCACAAGTTCCCCAGAATGTGATTACATCATCTTCAAGGAGTTTGTCCGCACCGTCAGGAATTTCTACAGTTGCGTAGATTGTATCAGTCCACAATGGTTCATCAAGATACTCATTTTCTTCTTTGGTTATATTGATTCTCAGGTCAACCGAATCGCCCCAGCCTTCCTGAACCTGAATAATCTGACCTTCAAACTTGTAGTCATTACCTTTGTACTTGTCAGGGTTTCTTGAAAGAGTTTTAAAGTCGACTGTTTTGCAACCGTCTTTAAATTCTTTTTCAACCTTCTTCGGGTCTTTAGTAGGCTTTTCTGTTGCAACTTCTTTTGTGGTCGGTGCTTCTGTCGCTTTTTCAGTTGTTTTTTCTGAACTCTGATTTGCAACAGTAGTTTCCTGCTTTGATTTGTTTGAACCGCTGTTACCGTTAATTGCACCGTTTACACCGCCAACAATCATAATAGCAACAACGATAATAACCCAAAAATACCAACGCTTGTAAATTTTCTTCTTCGCATTTACAGGATTTACGGTTGCCGAGGTTGAATCGTTTCCGCCAAAGCCTGCACCGCACTTGTCGCAAAATTTTGCATCGTCCTTTAATTCGTTTCCGCAATGTGGACATTTCATAAACATACACTCTCCTTAATAAATTTGTTAGTGTATGTTACATTTTATCACTATATATTAACATTGTCAAGAATTTTGTAGATACAGTGAAAATTATGTACAAATTTACAGATTGGCAAAAAAGTTTTGAAATTCTGCAAGAACGGTGTTCATATCTTCGTCTGAACAGTGCTTTACATTCCTTGACCGCCATTTGTTGCGGATTTTATGCTGTGACGAAGTAAAGTTTTTCAAGACTTCTTTGTCGGTTTCAAGGCGAATTTGAACCGTTCTTGCAAGCGGTGTTTCGGGTCCTAAGCCTTGCAGAAGTGAGCAGAACTCATTCCAACTCATTTTAGCAAAATCCTTTGAATAAATGCTGACCCCGTACTCCGAGCGAAAGCTTGACACGATTAAATCAAAGTCATCAATCAGGTCGTAGCCGGGGTCTGAGCTTCCCCCTCGTCAGTCAAATCGCCTGTTGCAATTTTGGCAGATTCGCTGATAAGGGCGTTGAAATCGTGCATATTCAGCTTTAACTTTTCAATCTTTTCTCTCTCGGATTCATCAAAAAGAAGATGATACATTTCGATAACATCTTTACTTTTACCGTTGCCGTCCTCAAAAAGTGCCGCAACTTTGAGCATTGAAACTGCGTCATTGTTGATTGCAAGGTCAACATTTTTAACTCTGACACTCGGCTTTTCCTCAAAATTAAGTTTGTCTGTAATATCAATTAACTTTGACATAATCGTTCATTCCTTTCGTTTTTTAAGCGGCTGCTGTATATACGGGTTTACCGTTTGACATAACTTCAAATTCAAGCGGAGCAACACCCGTGCTTGCGCCTGCACCGTTTGATGTAACGGATACAACTGCATTTTTAAAGAGGACGGTTGCACCGTTGGGGAAGGTCCACATAAACGAAACTTCTGTCTTTCTGCCGTTTTCAAATGCAAGGGCGGCAATCTGGTCATTGCCTGCGTCACCGATTGTACGCTTGCCCTTTACCGAAATTGTGATTGACTTTGCTGTCATAAGCCTTGACTTCCAGCCCTCGTTTTCAAAGGCTGTCCATTCCTCGACACCGTTGTCAAATGCAACAGAAAATTCTTCGCAGTTAGCAATATTTGTCGTGGCGGATTCTGTTCCTGCCTTGCCAACCGCAAACTGATTTTCATAGCACGGGAATACTCCCGATTCAACTTTTGCCATAAAATTACTTCCTTTCGTAATAAAATTTAACTTCAATGACCTGCTCATACACACCCTTGTCGTCTGTTCCCACATCAACGGGTTCTTCCGTGAGCAGTTCGATTATATAGATTTTGTGTTCCTTAATTTCAACATTTTTAATGCCGTAAAGCGTTTCGTAAAGTCTGCGTGCAAACTCCTCGGTTTCTCTTGCGTTGTCGGTGTAATGGATAAGCAAAGACACGCTTATTGTATCGTAGGTGCTTTCACCGCCGATTGCCCTTGTGGGTGTTCCCGACTGCTTTAATGAATACACACCGATGGACCTGTCCTGCTTGTTGTCAAGCTTGCCGATGTAATAATGCTCGGCTGAGGTAACGCTTTTGAGCCAATCTCTGATGTCCGATAAGTAAATCAAAGTCCTGTATTTCTCCTATATATTTTAGTGAATGTTTGACTGCAAAAATTCTGCCGTGTACCGCCCTCAAGCCACGGTGAGAACCATTTACCGCCGGCGGCAATGTTTTCCTTACGGCTGAAATTATACTCGGGATGAAAATACAACCGCCTTGCATACGGAGTATCTGACACAATTTTAACTATCCCCTTTGCACTTTGTGAATAATCAACAGCGGTACTATCGTCTTGAAGTATGCTTGTATCAAACGGCATTACCTGCTTGTTTTTCACCCGTGTAAGAAGTGCGTCACCTGTCTGTTCAAGAGCCTGTTGCTTTGCCCTATCAAGCTGTTTTACAACAGGCATATTGAGTTTGATTTTTGATGATACCGAAAATCCCATTAAATCACATCCAATTCCGTAAAATTAACTTTGCCGTCGGGGTTGCGGTGTTTTGTACCCTGTACGATGTTTCGTTTTACGCCGTCAAGGATTACAAAGCCACCGCTTAAAGTGGGGCTGTCGGGAGCAATGTCGCCGTCAAAAAGCAAGACAGCCGACACCTGAACAATTTTCTGCTCTTTGGTATAGACCGTCTTTGCCTTTGACTGCATATTACACAAGGCAGAGCCACCGTGCAGGGTTGCTGACGGGTACAAGCTGTCGGAGGGATACAGATTTTTGCATTCAAACACGGTCAGGGGTGCTCCGTCTTCGGTAACACCCTCACCGTAGATTGTGACCTCGACAGGAGTTTTGCAGAACTGCTTTTTTACAAGTGACGGAAATTTCACGGTTTTCACGCACCTTTCAGATTGCAGGATAACAAAGTCCTGTTGATTTTAGCAACGCATAGAGGTCGGCAGGAATTGCCACTCCGCTGATACACATTAAGTTCCAGCTTACGCCAAATTCCATTGATGTGCCGTTGATTGAATAGCTTTTCAGGTAGGAAGAAATCATATCGGCATTTTCTTCTTCAAAAGCAGTAAGTCTGCTATGCACTCTGCCGATGATTCTCTTCTGCATTTCCGAAAGTTTTTCAAAATCAATGCGGTTAAAAGTCAGAACATCAATGTGTTCGGCAGAGATAATACTGTTTTCATCTCCGCCCTGATGTTCAATGTAATCAGCATACATTACGCAACCGCCGTTGTGTCAACATCGGCATAAATGCTGTCAATTTTGCCGTCCTTGCCGTTCGGGAATACGAATGTGTCGGAAAGTGAACGGTTCTGATAGAGCCAGCCGTCACCCTCTGTGTGTGAGCCGGGAGCAAAGAAGTAAATGCTTGAAATCTTCGGAACAGTCTTGCAGGTTTCACCGCAGGCAACAAGAACATTGATTTTGTGAGCGCCTGTTGCAGGCTCAAAACCGCCGTCATCGGGGTTAAAGTTGAAATTATCGTAGAAACGCTCATCGTCAATAACCTCGATGATAGGGCAACCGTCAATCTCGGTCACTCTTGTTTCAATGCCGATACCGCCCTCTGCAATCTGTGTAAGCTCAATCTTACGAGTGAACTCCGTTGACTGTTCAAGGCAGTCCATAATGTGAGATGTCACATAGGCAACAAGTGTGCCTCTTGCCTTGTATCTGCGGAGTTTGCCGGCAGAGAGAATTGTTTTGAGCTTTGAATAAGCGTTCTCCTTAGTCCACTCCGATGTCTTTGTTGAAGAATGGTAGCCGTCTGTTGCCTGAGCCTTTGCTGCAACCTTTGAGAAGAAAAGTGCATCGGTTTCGGGAGCAACCTGTGTCTGCTCAAACACCTTTGAAATATTCTCAACCTTTGCAGTTGCGTTAGTTTCGTCAACATCTGCCTTATCCACAAGGAACTCAATATCTCTGTCGTGCTCGCAAGTGAAAGGAACATCTGTCTGTGTATATTTGCCTTTGTTCCAACCGCCGTTGCGATTGTGGTTCTTAAAGCCTGATGTGCTCATCTGTGTGAAGTGGAAAGTTCTTGCGCCAACCCACTTTACATTTGAAGTGATGAATGGTGATGTAAGTGTGCCCTGAACAAGAATTTCGAGCAGATCAGGGCTGAACTGCTCGGCATAGTTATTTGTGTTTGCCATGATTTTTTCAATCCTTTCTTTGGTTAAATATTAAATCTGTTCCATTTTTTGGTAGGAACATTTGCCTTTGGTTTTGTACCGTCCGATGTACCGTTGCCGTCACCGCCGATTTTCTTAACTCCTGTGCCGTTCTCGGCAGGTTTGCCCTTGAGTGCGGGAATATCGTCAAGCACCTTTTTAACAGCCTCTGTCAGCTTTTCCGCATTGACCTTGCCGTCTGTCACAGCCTTTGAAAAGTCTGCAATTTTAAGCACATACGGAACGGTTGCAATGTCAACGCCCTGTTTTACGGCTTCGAGGGTTGCCGACTGGTTGACTTCTGCCATAAGCTTTGCGTTGTTTGCAGATTCAACTTCCGACTGCATTTTTGCAAAGTCGGGAGTGTTCTTGGCTTTCTGCTTTTTAAAAGCACCGATAGCCTCTTTCATCTCATCGGCTGACAATCCCTGCTCCTTAAAATAAGACTTCAACACGGTGTCCTCTGTCACGCTTTGTTTGCCTGTAATAAGGCTTGCGAGCTTGTCGTAATCAAAGGCAGGAGCGTTTCCCTGCGGTGTTCCCTGCGGTGCAGGTGTCGGTTCATTGGGGGTTGGTGTTGGATTTGGTTCTGCCATTTTTTTCATATCCTTTCAGTTTTTCGGGTGTCTCCCGTAATCAGTTTATAGAGTGTCTCTCTGTTTCAGTTTTGCACGGTGTCTCCCGTAGTTTAATGTCTTCGGACAATAAAAAAGCACCTTACATATTCGTAAAGTGCTTAATCCGCTTTTTCTGTTTTTTCTGTTTTAACTGCTTTGGCTCTCGGCTTTTTGGGAGCGTCAGACTTGACCTCTTCTGCAAAACCGCCGTCAATGAGTTCCTTTGCTCTCTGCTCGGAACATTCAAAAACTTCATTCACAGGTCGGGTTACATAGCCGTTCTGCCTGTCGTTAAATGCTGTTGTTACTCTGATTTTCATTCTGTCACCACCTTTCTAAACTGGTCGAAATCGACGGGTTAAAATGCAAAAAGCACCCTATAATCAACATTGCTGTCGATTATAAAATGCTCAATTCGTAATTTTATGCTGTTTTTGTGAATTGCATATAACAAAACCGCCCTTTTTACGGAGCGGTTAGATTATGCCACTATCTTTTAGATATTGCATTTTTTGTTTCTCTCTAAGCTTACTGTAAAGTGCTTCAGCATCTTTAGCTTCTTGTGGAGCATCTTCACGCAAAGTGACATTTAAACCATTTGTTACAAGGTACGGCTTAAACGCATTCCATAGAGATTTTTGTTCTTCAGTTTGTATCAATCTCATACTATCATCACCCTAAAAGTTTGCTGACTCTGTACTCATTATACACTTCATCCATAGCTTTATCTTTTAAGCATTCAAAAGCATACTCACTTATATCCTCTATATTATAACCATTATTTATCAATTTTTCAACCTTTGGAGCATAAATTTTATTAAGGTAATCGCAATATTCAAAATAATCGTTAATACTTCCGAATTTTGCTCTGTAATTTTTAGCGTCTTGCCAATGAATCAGTTCGTGCAGAATTGTACTCAATCTGTCTTGCGGACAAGCCAAGTTTTCTTGTAAGCCTGACAAATCACTTGTTGAAAAGTATGCTGAATTGACATTTAGAACATTTTGCATTGGCATATATGAAGCAATAGCATTTACTCGCATTTCTTCGGGAGTGACAATACAAATTTCAGGCTTTCCGCTTGTTTCAACCTCTCCGAGCATATCAAACGCTTTTCTCACTTGCATATCAAAATTATGAAGTTCTTTTCGTTTTAGCTTTACCTTATCTGAAATATAAACATTATCACACAATGTATTTCCCTTGTGGGTATCAATTGTAATTGTTTCGCCCTCAATTTTGCGTTCAAAAGTTTTTGATATATCTTCTTCAAAAACAGGTCTGTAATATTTCTGTTCATTGGTGTTTAGTGAGAATTGTTTTGCCTTTTCTTCAAGCGTATTCGCCCTATCGTGCCACTCATCGGCTCGGGTTTGGGCAATGCGTTTATTGTCCTCGTCAAGACTGTATTCGGCACGGCGGTCAAAGCGTTCTGCCTGTCGCTGTGCATACTGCTGTTTTTCCTCAATTCCTCGCTGACGGTCAAGCTCTTTGATTTCATCTTCAGACAACGGTGCGTCCAAATCATCAAGTTCGGGATAATATGTACTTGTGCTGTCCTTACATCTCGGATGAAACAAACCGTTCTTGATTGCGGTTGAGAGAAGCGGATAGTTTCCGTCTGACTTTTTGCCGTTTGAATAAACATCGTCAATAAACACCTTGCCGATATATTTTGCACAATCGGGGCAACCGCCCTGTCTTGAGTTCACAACAACGAGGGATACTCCCCATTCGGCTCGCTTTTCGCCCTCGCCACGCAGATAGGCTCTTTTGTTGGCTGTTTTACCCGCCATATCTGCATAATCCGAGAGCGTATGCCTTGCACCGTTTTTGTATTCCACACAATTAAGACCTGCGTTGAGCATATCTTTGCAAGCTATATCAACGGCTTTTTCGTATGTAACCGCACCCGTGTTCATTGCAACCTGTGCGTTAAAAATCGCCTTGCGGTACTTGTCGTTGCTCATACGCAAAACCGCCGTTTCTGCCCTCTTTAAATCGTCTGTGGTCGATTTTATGAGTGCGTCAAGTTTACGGTCATTCATCTTAAAAAACTCGGCTGTGCTGTGTGCTGACGGCTTTTTCGGGGCTTTGAAACCGTCCTTGACAGCTTCAAGAATTTCTGCCTCCTGACTTGCATTTCCGTCAGCTTTGGCGGTGCGAATCATCTCTTCAACCTTGCTGTTAATGGTTTTGAAACGCTTGCCGAATTTCTTTGCGTTGTGCTTGCGGTACTCTTCAAGACTTTTGAGCTGTTCAGCCTGCCATTGTGTCCAGTTGTAACCCTCTTTGGTTTCTTCGGCTCTGTGACGGCTGAAATTGCGCATCATGCTGTCGATAAGCTCGTTTTCAATTCTCTCAAAAGCCTCTTTAATGTTGTAATCACTCATTGCTTACTCATTTGCTGTCATCGTCCTGATTTGCGATATCTTCGGGTTTATCGGGTTCATTGCCCGTGTCGGTAAGGTCAACATCATCAAATGGAGAAGTTTCTTCTTCGCCTGCAATGCCCTGTTCTTCCTTAATTCTCTGCACCTCTTCGGCTTTCCAATCCTCCGACTTGCTGTCGCCGTAAAGCTCGTCAACCGAGGTTTCAACTGACATCAAACCGCCCTGTCTTGCTTTTGACACGGTTTCAACCTGACTTTCAAAGCTCGGATTTGCATATTCGCCGAAGTTTACGGACACTTCCAAGCCCTCAACAATACCATTGCCGTTAAGTTCCCCGTCTGCATTGAGTACAACTGCAACAAGGCTTTGAAGTGCGTTCTGCGTAATTTTCACAAGGTTCTGCCTTGTATAAAGGGTTGTCTTTTCCTTTTCACGCTGAGCGTCTGCATTATCAAGCTTCTTCGTATCAATGCCGAGAGTTGACGGCGATATAATGCCCTGTAAGCAGAGGTCGAGAGCAGTAATGTATGAACTCAAATAGCTTTCGTGCTGAATCTGCGGACTTTCGGTGTAAATCCTGTTGCCGTTGCCGTTTTCAGACATATCGTTGCCCACGGTGATAAATCGGTTGTCAAACGGATTTGGCGATATCGGCTGACAGGTTTCGGGATTTCTCGGAACAAGGCAATCAGGCACATACTGCTTTGTTCGGCAGGCTCTGAGTGCGTCCATCCACTGTGACCACACTTCATCAAGGCTGTCGAAAGCGTCTGTTTTTATGCCAATAATGCCCGCACCTCTGCCCTTGTGGCACGATTTGCCGTAAAGGACAGGTACAGCCCACATATATGATTCGTCAAATGTAACACCCTTTGAATCAATCCACGAAAGAGCGTCTACCGTGTGCAGGTCAATCTCTTTGCCGTTGTCATCATACAAAGCATAGTGAATATAGCCGTAACCGTATGTTTCTTCAAAACGGTAACGGCGGTGTTTTTGCGTGTAATCGGTGTAAAACTTAACCTCTCGGATTCTGCCACGCACATATGTAAAGTCGATGTTTTCGGCAGGATACCATTCAACAATCGGCACATCTGATACAGCCGTGTCAAAGCTGACCTTAAAAGCACCGTCACCGACAACACATAGGTCACGGAGCATTTGCTTAACCGTGTCGGATAGCTTGTTCTGCTTTTCAATGTCTTCCCAACGCTCTGCATAAGCGGTTGAATTTTTACTTGTAACATCTGTGCCGTTGTAGTCGGCAATTACGATATTCACAAGCGTTTCGCAGATGAGTGCCGGCAAACCCGTGTGTATTTTACGGATTTCAAGCCCCTTTGTGCTTTTTGCCGCCCAAAACATAGTTTTGTTTGTATCAATCTGCCTGTACAGCTCCGCAAGCTGTCTGCTGTTGCCCCAATACCAAATGCGATTGATAAAGCACTCGGTCAGATGATTGCTTGTTTCGGTAACGGTAATTGTTTTGTCGCTTGCAGGAGTAATCTGCAAAAAGTTTTTAATTCCCGATCTGATAGATTCAGCCATTCTGTTAATCAGCCCCATTTATTTCACTTCCAATAATATTTTTAAACGGCAGCCACGCATATTGACCGCTGTTAATGCAATGGTCGTGACCGTCCTCGGGTGTGTTGTCTTTATCCTCTCGCCAGCTGTAAATTTCAAACTCTGCAATCGTGTTTTTACAATGTTCAAGCACAAAATAACAGTCGGTGGCAAGCCAGCCGAGTACAAGATTGATTCGGTCGATAATCTTCGTTTTCTTCCATGCATTTGCAAAGTCATAGACACAGCCGTGCTGTCGCTTATACTTTTGAAATTCGGTAATAGTCGCTTGGTCGGCGCTGTCAATAAAAGCCGTGCGTGCAAAGCCCCATTCATCACGGTTGCGGTCAAGAAAATCAATAAAATTCTTCACCGTGTCACTCGGGGCAATAGGTGTTTGCATTTCAGCGTTGTTATAAACTCTTTCATCAAGCTGAACACACTTGCCGTGATTGGTAATGCCGTAAAATGTCATTGCGATAGTGTCAGGCGACTTCTGCGAATAGGCGGTATCAAGACCTGCGGTGAACTGAACAAAGTGTTCCGACTTGCGGTTACAGTTCAAAAACTTTCCTGCCCACTCTTTTGATTTGATATGTCTTGCCCTCTCAAAATTCGGGAACACAAGACCTGTTGCTCTGCCTCGCAAACCTAAGATTTTATTTTTATAGAGCTTTGTACCTTTCGGTGCAGAGTTCTTTTTCTTTTCAATCTGTTCAGGTGTAAGACTTAAATTGTCGGCAAAAGAAAAGAACCAATACCGCCAATTCAGTACAGGTTCTTCGGTAAGCTCCGCCGTAATCTCGGGGGGAACATCGTTTTCATATTTTTTAAAAGGACGGGAGCGGTTAACAAACTCCTTATACACAGGCAGGCTCGGATCATCGGGATTCAGCGTTGCAAGCATATAGTCATTACGGGTTGACATCTCTCGGATAAACTCGATATCGGCAGTGTTGATTTCGTCAATATAAACGCACCCAAACTGCGCACCGAGTACCATTTCCCATTTATCTCGACTGCTGTAGCCGAGAATATAGATAATTTTGCCCTCAAACTTGATATGCGGGAGCTTGTAGTCCTTGTCGCCGTTGCCACAGTAAACTGCGTTACGGTGCAGGTCGAGAATACCGTTATCCTGCTGAATAATGGTTTCTTCGGCTTTACCAGTTGTCTTGGCGGCAATTGCGTGAAGCTTCTTCGGTGACTGCGACACCATTCGCATAAACTTAACGCCTGCTCCGACGGTAGTTTTGCCGGACGCTGTAGTTCCTTCAAGAAATTCAGCCGACACATTTGTTGTGTTGATAAAGTCGATATACTTTTGTGACAACGGGAATTTGTTACTCACTCAGTCCCTCACCACCCAACTGTCTGAACACATCGGATAGCTTTTCGGACTGCTCAACCTTTGCGTCAACCTTAACGGTGTATTCGCCCGTCATCTTGTTGAGCGTGTCAATCGCCCTGATTCTGTCGGAGGTGTCCTGCTCAGCACTTCGGGCAATATCGGACAAAGCAACCTGTCTGTCCTTTGCACTCATAATGCGCTCGTCCTTGAGCTTATCGGAAAGCTCCTTGATGTATTTTGAAACTCCAACATTCTCCAACAATTCATACGCTCTTGCGTTTGCGTAATTTTCTGAATATCCTGCCTGTATCGCACTCTGAACGGTGTTACCGCTCTGCGCATAATATTCCGCAAATTTACGCTGTCTTGCATTTAATTTGTCTTTCACGGTACCACCTCTCTTTGTCTGAAAATTCTAAAAATAAGCAAAAGAAAAGAGAGTACTAAATGCACTCTCCATTAATCAGTATTAGGCGTTAAAGCATTAATTCTGTCATTCAATTCTATCAGTGTATTTTTCACATTTAGATAGTCTTTAGGTGTAAAAGATTTATCATTCCTACTATTAAGCATCACATTATTAGCTCTCGATAATCTTCGATAACAGGAAACAAGTAAATCGAGATTATCTGGATAATTACTCAATGCATCTTTGCATTCCATAACCAGCCGTGCAAAACTACGATTATTGAGGCCACAATTTAATTCATCGCTAACATTTTGCGTATTAGAAAGCAGTCTTATTGAGTCTTCCATAGCATCTAACTTTGAATATATTGATTGCATCATAAGTCTAGCCAAAACAACCCCATCAATTTTGGAATTATCTACAGTTGCATTTTCTAAATTTGCTATACTCATTAACGAAAATGAACCATTTGCATAAGTTTCCTTTATCGCATTAGCAATATCATCTTTTGCCTTAATAACATTTTCATACAATCTATCTCTCTTATAAAAAACAGTATTTATTCCTGCTACGTCAAAAATTTTATCAGTAGCATCATCCTGTATCAAAACTACTTTTTTACCATAGGCTTGTCGAATTCCTAATTCATACATAACATTCGGATTTCTTGAACTTAAATCACAAATTGCCATATCACATTCAACTAAATTTTTCAAAATTTTTTGCATTATCGAATCACATATTTGATTACTGTCTGCTCTTACAGGTTCAAACCCCGCCTCTTTGACAGCAGGAACAATTATCTGTTCGTATATTTTATTAAAATGACCTGCAGGGTATTGTGGCTGGTCTGATATAGGCATTATAACAAAACAGGGTTTTGCCTTATTTTCTTCGCTCATATGCAACTCTCCTTAGTTGTAATATATCACTAATCTATCATATTATTTGACACAATTCAACAGATTTTACATTTTTCTGTAAACCGCACAATCAAGAAAGTAATAATTTGTATAAAATAACCACACACAACACAAAACCGCCCTCAAACGAGAGCGGTCTGTGCAATTTTTATCTTAGGAGAGTTTCGCATATGTCCTGTTTGTCAAACTTTCATAATACCATTATACGCAGGGTAAGGGTGACATTCAATGACATTTCAAAATAATTTTACGAGAAATCGAACTTTTTTCGGAACGCCTGTAACGCTTCGCCGTGCAATCTCAGGGTATGCCTTACGCTCATTTCCATACTCTCGGCAATATCCTCCCACTTCTGACAATTTATGTAATACTCGGTCAAAATTGCAATGTAACGGTAATCGTCAAGTGCGTTGATTTTACTGCGGATTTCAGTTTTCAACCGCACAAGATTGTCAATTTCCCGATTGATTTCAGCCTGAAGGTCTGCAATCCTGTCCACAATCCGCATAGGGTCATTCACTCCTGATGCCTTAACAGGCTCGTTCTGCTTAACTGATACCTGTGCAATATTCAGCCTAAGTTTCGACAGCTCGTGTTCTTTCGTTCTGATCAGCTTATCCGAACCCCTGACCGAATATAAATAATCTTTAACCGTCAATCCATATCTACCTCGCTTTCAAGCCATTTTTTAATAATTTCTTCGTTTTCAAGACAATCTTCATCTTCGTTGCAAGGATTACCGCAATTTTCGCAGTAATCGCAAATATCATCGTATAATGCGTGAAATATAAAGTCTATCATCTGCTCTTTGTTCATCGATTTTATTTTTTCAAAGTTAGTCATCGTTCACCTCTGCATATTATATACCAAGCTGATTACATGCACGATAAAATCCTTCTGCCCATAAATAAACACGAGGATGTATTCGTTTGCCACAATCATAAAGCCACTCACAGTAATCAGTATCAAGTTCAGAACAAAAATCTACAATCAGTTCTGACGGTATAAATTTGTCACCGTAAATGCAGTTTGAAACCTCATCTTCGAGGTCTTCCCAGACATCATCTTCCGATTCCATATAACGGGAACTATGGTCGCTATACGAAGATATTATGTCATCGGAATCAAAATCCTCAAGATTGTATTTAATACTCTCTACAACATTTTTTTCATCATAATAAAATAAATCTGATGCTGTTTGAATCTTGCTTATGTAATACCCAATATCATTTTTTACATAATTTTTAAGATCTGATGGCTTAATCTTATTATACCAAGTAGCAATGCTATCACCCAAATCACCGCTAACTATTAAGTTACCTCTTTTCTTGTCTACTATGTAATTCACATAATAATCTCCGCTTCCATCAGCCCTTCGCCAATCAATAATTAGGTAACGGTCTGTGTCCTGAATAAGCGTTGCTTTGTGTGTGTTAAATTTCTCGCAGAATTTAGCGATTCTTTCTTTTGTCATCACTCTTCACCGTCCTCAATAGGCTGATTCCAGCATTTTACGCAGTCACCGTCGTTTCTGCAATAATCTGCACCCATAAGTCCTAATCTATAAGGACAAAAAGTGGGTGTTCTGTCATCATTGAGCATAACATTCGGATGATTCTTTAAGAACTCACTTAAATAAGTTTTCTGTGGGTGTTCGTCACTCCATTTTTGCACGATTGCAATGGCTTTTTCGGGATAATGCATTTCGTAATCTACACAAAGCCTTCCTTTACCATTATTTTTTTCACTCAAAGGGCAGTTTGCACACGTAATTTTACAAACACCTGTGCTTGTTATTTTTGTCATCCTCTTTTTCTCAGCAAGATAGTTCTCAGTCTTAGAACAATCAATCATTTAATTCACCTCTATTTCCAAATTAAGATAGCTTTCGTTATCTATCTCGTTTCTCAATTTCTGTCCATAGTCAATGCCTTTGTATTTTAATGCCATAGTTTTATCAAATTCTTTGTGCATTTTAATAGAGGCATATTCTACATTGTTCTTGTATTCCTCGGTAAATTCTTCTGCCCCATCTTTAATATTCGCAATATATCTCAGGGCTTCAAGATTTAATTTATAAAGTCGCTTTGCTCCGAATCCGAAATGGCGACTCAATATTATGGAAGCAAGTTCCAACCCGTAACCGATACCGGTATCAAACATTTCACCACGAATACGATCTTCGTGCTGTTTACTTCTTAATTTCCAGTTGCTTTTCATTTATCACAACTCCTATTTAAATTTCTTTTTGTTTAGCTAATATTTGCAGTACACATAATATTAAGAGATTTTTCAGGATTATCCCTATAAAATTTCTGAATCCAATATTTTTCCCGTTCCAGTATATTACAACCAAGAGGAACAATTTCAATGACCTCAAATCGATAATCTGTGATATTCTCTATTGGGAATCTTTCGGTTTTGAGATGTTGCCCCCAGCGAAAAACAGGAGCATACATTGTTTGTCCTATGTAAAATTCACCAGTTGATTTTTTGGATATTTTATATATGTATCCTGATACTTTCCCCGAAAACATATCTTTGGTGATATAAAATTCTTCATCATCGTTAGGTCTTATCTTATTACGTTCTCTGCTCTCATATACTTGCTTACACTTATGGGAACAAAAGCGTTTTTCAGCATAATCTTCAATTCCGTAAAAATAGTTTCTAACTTCATAATCAGAAAAATATATTGGTTTTCCATAATATGTCTCAACGGTCGCACCGCAACAATCGCAAGTAAAAGTTACCTTATTAAAGTATTTTTCTGTTGAATAGCAATGCTCAGCAATAATCACGCAGTACAAATCACCAGGACGAAGTTTTCTGGAGTAGCGAAAGGAAATACCACTCCCGTATTCATCTTTTATAATTTTTTTGAACTCCTCTCTACTTTCACAAATAAGGCAATCCATTACAAGTTCATTATTTTGAGATTTACTTATTGATGAGTAAAGGCCAAATTCAAAATCTTTCTCTGTATTTTCCTTGGCTGTTTTTTCATCTGCGACTTCATAAATTCGATAAACAATTTCTACCAATTACATTCACCTTCTTCCGTAAGTACATATCCAGCCTAACTGCACTTCTTTCACATACGGACATCTTTTGCAGCAATAAACGCATATGTACAAACCTTTTTCAGAGTACGGGCATTTCCGTATGCTACACGGATGATATTCGTGTTTACACTTTCGACAAACCTGCAATTTCATAATCAATCACCCAATTGCAGATATTTTTCAATTGTCTGCTTTGCTGATGTACTGCCATAACATACCTTTACGGCGTATCCGCACCGTGAAAGATTCTGCAACCATTTATCCTGATGTTCAGAAGTCTTATTGTTGCCGACTTTAAGCTCAATATATAAGCCGTGATATTTACCTTTTGGCACAGCAAGGCATAAATCCGGAACACCTGCCCTAACTCCTTGCCTTTTAAGATGTGCGGCTTCGGCTTTATCTCTTCTGCCACCATTTGGAACAGCGTACAGCATTGAAAGTTCAGGATGTATTTTCATTTGCACACATTTATCCACCCATTTAATGAGTTTACATTGCTCCTGTGCTTCAGACATCATTTTCATTTCCTCTCGTAAAACGGTAATTCTTATTTTTATCGGCTTTAATAAAAATTTTCGGATTAGCCATTTCTGAAATTCTACTGCCTAAAGCCTCATCAATCTGCGAAATCTGTTCAAGTGATAATTCAGATGTTATGATAGTCGGCAATCCTTCATTGTATCTGTAATTGATAATCTTAAATGTAGCATTGACATCAGCTGTTGAGACAAAATCGCCCCTACGAGTTTTAAAAAAATCATCAATATAAAGGACCTCTGCTTGCTTGTAAGAGTTGATGAGGGCTTCATAAACTTCCGCATTATTTACAGCCTGTTTGATTTTTGTTATATCGTCCTGCCAGAGCATATACTTTGCAACTTTGCCTTTTTTGAGTAATGCTCCGACAATAGCCGTACATATATGTGTCTTTCCACAACCGGGCTGACCGCCGAAGAAGAACCAATCAGAGCATTTGTCAATGTACTCATATGCTTTATCTTTCACATATTTCTGCCAATCTGAGGTTGTCTTGTAACTTTCGAAAGTATATCGTTTAAGAAGTTTTTGAAGGCCGCTGTTCTGCATTCTGTGAAGTTCATCTCGAATTTTCATACAATCACATTTGCAAGCAACCACATCATATGTAACCTGCCCGAAAGGCGTTTCGCCTGCCTTTACACGGTAAATATAGCCTCGGTTCATACATTTCTCGCACTCATAGCCAATGAGCTTACCGGGTGTTGAGTTAAACACTTTTGCTTCTTGTTCGGCTCTTTCTCTCGGAGTGAGTTCTTTAGAAGACTTTCTCGCCCGTTGGATAATTTCCTCCGCTCGCTGTGGTGACATTATTCTTGACATTATCGCTTGGATTGAATCCATATTCTACACCTCCTCTGTCTTGGCCCTTATTAAGCCATTTAGTAATGAACCCTTTAATGCCGGTTCTTGTTTTTCTCCTGCTCGGATTAGCTTCGAGCCACCCCAACATCGAACGCAATTGTTGTTCTACATCAACAGCAGGATACAAAATTTTGTAGTGCTGAACATCAGATTTTGAAACTGAATAATTACTCTTATCGTTCAAAGGTAATGTAATAAAAATATTTTCACCGGCGGTGTCGGCTGCATTTGCAGACGGCATCGCATAATAATTATTTCTATTTACTTTACTTTCCTTTACTTTACTTTTCTTTGTGTCGTTCTCGGAGAGATTATGCTCATTCTCGGAGAGATTATGCTCATTTTCAGGTATAACTATATAAGCCTTTGTTTCTTCCGTTTTCAAAAGCCAATATAATCTATTTATTGTGCGACCTCGCACGGAGCGTTTTTCGATAGCGTACATATATCGTTCTTGCATCATTTTGTTGGTCAGTATGCTCTCCCTATCAAACAGCCCGTTATCAAACAGCCCAATTCGTAAGCAAAGCTTAACTACCTGATTTACCGTATCTGATTTAATTCCACCGCTCATTCGTTTCGCTATCGTGGCAGCACTGGTTTCTTCTCGCCACTCATAATAGTAACCATTTGTTGCATAAGCTTTGGTACAAATCCAAAAAAATACTCCAAAGCCGTCCCAACCCTGTGCATCAATAAGCACATCAAATCTCTCATCATCATCGAACAAGTGAACATCCCAAGCCGCAAAGTCAAGCCCTCGCTTTGGTTGTCCAGCCATTCACTGTATCACCTCTTTCTTTTTGTATTAAGTTTCAGCTTTGTACAAAGATATTCATCAAGCTCTATACCGTAGATTTTGTACTTATCAAACAGCTCTTTTTCGTGCCGATGTGCTTCATCGTGGTGCTTTCTGCAAAGGCATATAGCTTTTAATCCTATATGTACAATCTGTTCCCTATCTCGCCCCATACCAATTCTGTCAACATGATGAACTTCACCTGGTGCATTGCATATTGCACACTTACGATTTTCAAGACAACTGTACAAGTATCTGCCTATATCATCTGTAACATTAAGCAGAGTATCTCTTGTTCCGATATTTTGGTAGAAACAAAAATCTATCAGATAGCTTATGAAATTTCTTGCTACGCTTTTTTCGCAATCAGACAGCGAAAAGTATTCAATGCCAAATTCACCGCAAAAATTAAACTTGAAATATTCTTTAATCCATTCGGGATTATCTCCGCACCAAAATGCTATATCTCTGATGATTGCGTATATTTTTCTTCGCTGTTCGGCAGAAATCGTGCGTCCGTCAACAATTCTGAGTTCAATTTCATGTACTTGTTTCTGTGCAAGTTCTCTGCCGATACGCTCATGCGGTCTTACTATTAAGTTATATCCGTCATAAGATACTATGTTCGCTGATGTAATCATACTAAGTCCTCGTGTTGGTGCATATAAACGAAGAAACTGTTATTACCCATATTTTGATACAACCATTCATCGCACTTTTCTTTGCTCAAATGTGTACGAAGAACTCTATCTTCGTACACATATTGACCTTTCAATCGTTTATCTTTTATTCGATTAAGTAATTCTGTTTTTGAGTAGTTAGCTTCTACAAGATACAAATCGTAGTTCTTAGCTGTTATATGAGCGATTTCCGATGTATCAGTTGCGTATATAACTTTATATATCCCCTGTTGAGTGTTGAAGTGTAACTTCCAGCCGATATTAGGAACATCATGCCGAAGTGGTACTGCTGAAAAAGTAATATTGCTGATTGAGTACCATTTATCCTGAGCGACTATGAAAGAATTGTATTGAAAGGAGGTATCACCTAATAAAAAAAGCTTTTTGCAAAGATAATTGGGGTAAATTATCCGAATACAAGGGTGTTCGGACAGCAGTCGCTTTAGAGTAGCAACATTACAATGGTCTCCGTGTTGATGAGTTAAAAAAACATATTTAACTCGGTCAACCACTTCACACTCAACAAGTTTGCTGAACGGCACTCCGCAGTCAATCAAGACTTGACCGTCAAGAAAGACTGCGTTGCCCTTAGAGCCTGTGCTTATTATCTCTAAATCAATCATTTCATTCTGCAAGATCATCAATAGAGAACTGTTCTTCATCCGGTTCAGATGAAGATGAATTGTAAATTTCAGGTGTTTCAGCAGGAACTTCTGCATCAATCATGGTATCGGTGTCATAATCGGGAGTACCGTCGGCATTGATTATATGATTGTCAGCTTCATACGCTGTCTGCATTTCAACACTCATAACGCCCCATTTGCTGATAAGCTGTCTGAGCATTGTTTTCTTAGCCATCGCATCAAAATCCTTTGCCCAAAAAGTGTAACTTGTACCCTTATTGACATCGCTTGCATATCCGGCTGAATACTTCATAGCGTGCTGTTTCATCTTATCCTTACTCCAGTAAAGAGCTTTCTCAAAGCCGTTTACATAGCGAAAATAAGCATAATATCCGATTGTTTCAGCTGTTTCACGCTCTGTTTCATCTTCAATCATTTTGATTGTAATTTCTTCTGTGAGCGGATCCCAATTAAGAAGTTCTCCCTCTTTGATTTCCACCACATTAAGTCTTTTATACTGTCCTGAACGGATAGCAAGCTGAATATAGCCACGATAGCCAAGAACAAATGTAGCTGTTGTACGCTTATTCTTTCTGTCCTTAAACGGGACCATATAATACTGACCGAGCTGTGGTGACGGAGGAAGTCCGAGAGAGTGACCGCAAAGAGCCGCCGAAAGAATTGTAGCTGCATCGCATTCTTCGAGTGCAGGATTTGTACTCACCACAGATGTGATAGCCGCCGTAAATTTCTGAATTTCCTTCGGGTCTTTCATTGAGTTTGAAAGACTTTTCTGAAAAGCCTGTGTCTGGAGCATTGACGAAAACTTCGGCTTTCTCTGCTGAATCTGATTGTTTTGATTATTATAATTACTCATAGCGCAATCCCCTTTCGTTGATTAACTGCTTAACAGTGAGTGCAAAATCTTTAAGCTGTGATTTTGTACCGTAAACCTTGAATGACAATGACAGAACTTTTTCATCTTGCTGTGGCTGTTCTGATATTTCTTCAACCGGAGGAGCAACTTCTTCAGGCACATTTGCAACAAACGGTTCATATTCGTCAAGAGTGTTGCTCACAGCCTGCTCGGCTTTTTCACGCTCTGCTCTTTCGGCTTCTGCCCTTGCTTTTTCTTCTTCAATAGCCTTGTACCTCTCGGTTACGGAAGTTAGTGCAACCGATACATTCAAAGACCGCTTATACTCGTACAGGATTTCGTCCTTGTGCTCCTGCGTTGCGATAAGCTTTAAGTCATCCATAATCTTGTCAAGGTTAGATTTTATAGTTTCTTTAAGCTTTTTGAGAGATACGCTCATAGTAATGTTTAAACTAACTTGCTCATATGCCACAAAATCAATACCGAGTGATTTTGAATACTCATCAAAATAGCTTTTTGATTTTTCGTACTTTTCCTGTTTAAGACCCTGCTCAATGGTGTCAACCTTACCTTTAAGGGCGGAATCAGCTTTCTTATAAGGCAATAACACGCAATCTTTGTAAACTGTTTCAAAAGCCTCATAAGGTGTTATTATTTCCGATTTAACCGCTTTTCGGCGAGTTTCAAATTCCGCAAATTCCTTATTGAGCGATGAACGCAACTTCTTGATTTCCTTGTAGTTTTCGTCTGTACATATCATTTCGCAGGCAGTGTTTACCTTTTTCTCAATTTCAGATTTAACCAGCTTGAGATTCTCGATGATGACAGGAATCTGAGCTACCTGAATTAAATCGGTTGAAGCAGGTTCTGCATCATTAACTGTTGACAGATTTTTTACTTCTTCCATATCAGCAGTTTCAAGCAAATTAACGGGTTCTGTAATTTTGGTCATTTTATGTTACCTCCTTAATCTATTGACCATTCTTCCTCGGTAATGCCGTGAAAAAGTTCGGCACATTCACGAGAACAGAAAATATCATCATTTGTATCTCTGAAATATGTATAATCATATCTGAGTTCTGCGTTGCACGCTCTGCAATGCCCCATTACCAGTACTTGCGGTGCGTTTGGGCACATCGGATTACACGGAGTGCTTCTGCATACTTCGCACATTTTAATATCTCCTAACTATTGATTTTTCGATTCAATATGATATAATGAGCTTGTTTAAATTTCTTTTTGTTTAATCCCGTGTTGCTGTTCCTAAGCAATGCGGGATTTCTCTTTGCCTGCAAGTTGCATTTCAAACAACGCCTTTGATACTCTTTCAGCTCTGAGTTCTTCCCTGATAAGCTGTTCAAGGTAATAATCCTCAAGGCGTTCACCGTTTGCATCACCAAATCGGCTGATAATAACCGCCAACTTGTTCTTAGCGTGTGCCTTAGCAATTTCAAACTCAGATTCAGTGCATATGTATCCGTTTGAGGATATAAAATCAGTGTAATTCAAAATATTTTCCCACCTTTATATTTGATAAACATTTTGCTAAGGTCCGCAAAATGTTCTTTTCATCAAACAACCTTGTAGTCGTTGGCATTTTCAACCCCCACACATTCAAAGCCGACAGTATCTGAATCTGTTTCAAGCGATTTGAGCTTTCGGGCAAGTTCTGCGTTTTTGGCTCTTTCGGCAACATACAATGCTGTCACCTTGTCAAGTTTTGCCTTGGCTTTTTCAAGGTTGCTGTGTGCCGTTTCAAGGTCGGTCTGCGTACTTGCAAGGCTGTTTCTTGTGTGTTTGAGTGTCAGCTCACTGTAAAAGAGCTTGTCCTTTAATGCTCTTTTGGTAAGTCTGTTTCTTAATTCCATTTTCAATGCTCCTTTATGTATTGTCTGAGTTCGTCCTTATCGAACCGCCATTGTTTGCCGATTTTGTGGGCAGGGAGAACTCCCCTCTGTGCAAGCCGTGTTGTGTAATCAACATTGAGTGCAAGCAACCGTGCCACATACGGCACATCAATTATCACCGGCACTTCATCCCAATTGATGATAGGTCTTTCTCTCGGCATATGTACACCTCCTTAGTCACCCACAATCTTAACCAAGGTCAGGCTGTCCTCAATCAAAGTACGAACAACGCTTGACATTTTCTTGCCGGTTCTGTTGCAAATCTCGGTAAGAACCTTAACGGTTTCATCTGATACGCAGGCTGAAACCACATTAGAACCTGCGGTTGATTTATCTGCAAAAATTACTATCTGACCTTTATCGTTTAACATATAAAATCCTCCTAAAATAAATGTTACTCATCATCTGATTTCGGAAAATGATAATGGTAGATGATGTTACCATTAACATCTTTTTCGATTGTGCAGTCACCTCTGTAATCGCTTTTCAGCAGATTCATAAATTCTGCGATTTCATCGGGTGTGCCTGTTATCTTCATTGTTATCACCTGCTTTCTGTTTTACCTATCTTGATTTCTACACCCAAAGCTGTTAAGAGCCTGTCGGCATTTTCAAGAGAAATGCTCTTTTTGCCTTTTTCCCAATACTGAATAGCTCTTTTAGTAAAGCCCGATTTCTTAGCAAGCTCACTTTGCGAAAAGCCTTTCTGTTTCCTGCTTTTGAGCAATATTTCAGCAAATTCATTGATGTGCATTGATTTCACCAACTTTCTATGATATACTATATGTAGTGATGAACTGCAATTCATTACACTATATAATGAAAGGGGTCTTTGCTTATCAAAAAGACAATTTATAACTGCAAATCATTGAACGATAACCTTAGTATGAAAAATCTTGAAATCGAATATCCGTCAGTCTGTCCTATGTGTCACAAATCTGGCAGCCCCTCGTATTTAAGCTCCTACTATATTGACGATGAACATACTTATCCAAATCTTTTCGTTCATTTCTTCTGCCCTAACTGCGAAAAAACATTTTTAGGTAATTATCATATAGGTCCTTATTATGATATAACTGACCTAAGAGGATTTGAACCGGTTTATGATGTTGAAGAACGAGAGTTTCCTAAACACATAAAAGACTTATCCCCTGATTTTTGTAGCATTTACAATCAGGCTTATGCTTCCGAACAGTACGAATTAAAAGATATTTCAGGTATGGCTTACAGAAAAGCCTTAGAGTTCTTAGTAAAGGATTACGCAATAATGTTACAGCCGAACAATAAAGATAATATCGTTAAAGCACCATTATCAAGATGTATCAATGATTACATTGATAACAACAGAATCAAAAAATTAGCAGTAGCCTCTGCTTGGCTTGGTAATGATGAAACACATTACGAACGAAAATTCAAAGATTATAATATTGATAACTTAGTCGAATTTATAAACGCTATTGTTTCTTTCATAGATTCTGATATATCCGCTGTCAATGCAGAAAGAATGATAGAAGGTAACTAATTATCCTTATCTGTTGAGAACTTAAAACTAAAATTGAAGAATTCAAGCTGATTGATTGTATCCTGCAATTCGTCAGCTTGTTTTTTTGCCTTATTTATAAGACTTTCAAATTCCTTAAAATTTGTAACCAATATATTGAGAGTGCCGTCACTTGATGAATAGTTACCAAACATTTTTTCTGTCATTTTTATCACCTCCTATTTTTCGTTGGTAATTTTGTCTGAAACGATTTCAACTGATTCAACATCAGCAACGCTGAGAGCCAGTTTGAGCAGTACAACCTCGCCGACCGTTCGTGTTATCTGATAGCTTGTAACATACGGAATTTCTGTTCCGTCAATTTCAAGAAGGAACTTGTCCTTTGTGTCAATAAGTTTAAGTTTTGCCATTTTCTCACCTGCTTTTCGATATTTTATTGCTTTACACGACCTTAAATGTTATGATTAACTATGAAAGGAGGCATAAATATGAATGATATTTTATCGTGGTTGACTTTAATAATATCCGCAGTTTCAACCTTATGCACTTTGGTTCTGTCTTGGATATTATTTAAAAAGGAACAGAACAAAACCTATCTGAAAGAACGATATGAATTAGTGATTTTCCCCATATTCAACCTGCTTGAAGAACATTTGTACAAAAAGGAAATTACTTCTGAAATTAAACAAGCTGTTGAAAAATGCGAAGATATTATTGCCGATAATAAACTTATCGCAGGTGGAAAACTCAGCTATGTATTTTCTCTTCCATTAGATAAAATTAACTTTCAAAGCATTTCAAAATTAGTCGACAAAGAATATGACGATTGTTGTTGTGCTTTAGGAATTCCTTTAAGACCGTTAGATAAAAAGATGTATACATACAAAACACGAAACATAAAAGTTTTAATATTAGGAATTACTAAATATTCAATGCCGTTGATTGCGGTTTTCCTATTATCAGTAATTCTAATTGTACTTTTTGAATACTTCTTTCTTAACGGATAACTCCTGCTTTGATAAGCATTGCTATAATCAGCAGAAGTAAGCTAATTGCGTTGAGAATAAACACTACAAACATTAAAAACTTGTTCAATTTTCATTCTCCTTTGCCCACTTAATCAGATCCATAATTTGAGCGTCGTGCTTATCAAGGTAGCTGTCTATTGTTTTATACAAATGGGCGGCTACTATTTTTATTGCTAATACTGCTGAAGCAAAAGCTGTGCAAAGCATTAGCAGTCCTAAAATTATTATTACTTCCGTCTTTCTTCACCTCTTTTCAGCTAAGTCCGTTTAATGGGACTGCGATTGTGGTATTATTGATTGTGTTGCAAATATTTTTTGCGAATGTTATAATCGAGCAAAGGAGCTGATTATATGTGGGTAATAATTAGTGGTATTTTAGGCATTGCAGGCTTTTTAATATCTTTAATAAACCTGATTAACTATTTTGTTTCGCACAAAGTGAATTTGGAAATCACAATGCTTGAATACGCATACAAATTAGGCGTGCAGGGAAAGAAAAGACTTTTCATTCATTATAAACTTAACAATAAATCGCAACTGCCTATTTCTGTTACCGACATTCAATTAGTTCTGAACGGCATAGAGTACACCGAAGATTACAACACCCACGAAGTTAATTCTTATCATCACAAGGCAAAAGGTGTTGATGAGTATGTTCCGACATACAATGAACATCTGCCTATCAATCTTGAGTGCCTACATTCTCATTCGGGTTACCTCGTTTTTGTAATTCCTGAAGATAATTCTCCAAATCTCGATAAAGGTCTGACTTTTCAAATTCGCACCAATCGGAATAAGGAAGTACAAAAGAAAGTGTCATTGAATGAGGTGGTAACGCTCCGCTCCACTCTACCTTATCAAAAGTATAAAAATCTTTTTCTAAAGGATAAGGCGGAACATAAGGTGCACTGACAGTCTTGTTGACTGTTGGTGCTTTTTCTATGTTGAATAAATTATTAAAAAATCCCATTTTCTCACCCCCTTAATATAATAGTTGCATTTATGCGACAAACTGACTAAAAAAAATAGCCTGTGCCTCATCACCTGTTAATCCGAGAATTTGTGTGATAGCGTCTGCCTGCTTAATGGTAAAATCCTCACCACCGTTAGAAAGTTTACGATACATCGTACTTTTGTCGATACCGATACTTTCAGCAACCTTTTCAGGGGTTAATCTTTTCTCCTTGATAGCCCCTTTCAGCTTATCAACATTAGTCAATTTTATCACCTCCAGTTTTTATTGTGTTGCATTTCTGCGACAACTATATGATACCACCCTTGTAAGTTATTGTCAATATATTTTTCGCATTTTTGCAAAATTATTTTTATTTTTTCAAAAAGTAGTTGCATTTTTGCAACCGTTATGTTATAATACTATACAGTAAAGGAACGGTGGCGGCTGTTTCGACTCCCTTGCGAAAGGGGGT